AAGCAGGTCCACAGAGAGCTGGAGAAGGTTAGGACAGCCAAGAGTTCAGGAGTCGTATCATGGGTTGGTTAAAAGGCGTATTAGGGTTTATGTCTGCCCCTGTTACACAGTGGATTACAAATAAGGGGGAGACTAGTAAAGCTAAACATAAGAAGAACCTAGCCATAATTAACAATCAATCCAGACTTGCTCAAAGTGAGGGGGAGCACAACCACGAATGGGAGATGGAGAGCCTTAAAGGTAATCCCCCTTGGTTGAGAGTTGTGTGCTTTGTTCAGATTGCTCTCCCTCTAAACCTGTCTGTTATTAACCCAGAGTTAGGGGAGAGTATATGGGCGGGATTGGCTCAAGTACCAGATTGGTATGTCCAACTGTATATGATTGTTATTGGTAGTGTGTGGGGCATACATGAATTTAAGAAAGCTGCCCCCTCTGTTATTGCTGCTGTGTTAGGGAAGAAGAAGGGGTAGTAAGTAAAACCCAATACAGAATGCTACTACACAACCTAGTAGTATTTTAAAGTTTGGTGTCACGTAGATCTCCCTTTTAGTAAAGCCTCTTGCATATCAAGGCTTAGTTTAACTATAGCATTAAGTGACTCTTTTCGATCTTTAACTGCGTAGTAGATTAAGCTTTGTATCTCTTTTCTCAAAGCCTGTGTCATTAACTCCTCGACAATGTCATCTAAATCTAAGGTGGCTATAGCCTTCTCAATTGTAGACTCTATATCAATATTCATATCAACTCTCCTGTACTGCCGCAACTGTAAATAAACCTAAGGCAACGAATAAATACATTAACCTGCCAAACTCATCCCACTCCGTCACATTAAGCATGACAAAGTCCAGTCGTGTGAAGCATACAAAAGCAACCAATACTATGTAGGTTACAGCAAAGCTACCTATTGCATATTTAAAGTATCTCACCCTAACACCTCCCTATAAGCATCATACAAACTACCCCACCGAATAACTCTAGCATGACGCACAGCTCTCTCAGGAGTCTGTGCTGCCCACCTACTATCTAGCATCTCATCTGCTGCATCTCCGTAGTTACCATTCTCTAAAGCAGCCCACATCTTCTTGAAGTTGAACAGCCCTGTAATACCCATCTGGTATGCCATAGATTGTATGACTGCTTTCCTGTCATCTGATAGGAGGGAATAGGATGGTTGCTTGCTAAGAGAAAAGCTTTGTGATGTAAGCTCCCTCTTAACCCACTCATCTGCCTGTGTCTCACTAACACTAATACAGAAGCTGCTAGGATCAAGCCCTTTGTCTGTGTGTAGCTTAGTGCCTACACCAACTGTTACATACCCCTCAGAACAGAGGTAGGGAGCAACCCTAAACCCCTCTTCAAATCTCAATAAATCATATATATTCATTTATGTCTCTCCACAATATTAAAGTCTTTATCAATAATCCACATGCAGGCATACCTAGCATTAGAACTATTACCACTACTCATCCTAACTCTAACCTTACAACTATCTGAGATGTTAACTCTACCCTTGGGTATGCTCCCCTCCTTATGTACAATCTCAAAGGGGCCAAACACACAGCCTGCCACTAGGCTTACACCTAGCAGCAACCACTTCCTACTCATCAGGGTTCATCGTAGACTGCTTTGGGTAAATAAGTTTGCCAGTAGGCATAGCATCTAGTATGCGTCTATATAGTTCATTCTTTTCCTTTTCTGCCTTTAATCTCCGTACATCATCTTGTATGGCTGTAGCCCAGTCTTCCCCTCTAGGGGCACTACTTAAAGCTAGGTTGTCACGTAGGTGTTGTTCTAATTCAGCTCTACTCATCACTCACACTCCTACTCATCAGGGAACATCTGGTCTAGTATCATCTGGTACTGCTTCTTCTCCCGTTGTTTAAGAGCTATCTTATTCTGTAATGAAATGATAGATGGGAAACTAACGTCCTGCTTACAGCACTCTTCATGTAAATCAGTCTCCTTTGTTGCAATATCCTCATCAATCTTACACATCTCAAGCTCTGCTTTCTTCTTAGCAGAGGCAGCTCTAGGAGCAGCTAGTGTCTTCTTAATTGCTGTCTCGCCCATCTTTAATACATCTTTATACTTTGGTAATTTCATATCTTTATTCCTCTAATAATAGTAATAAGTTATTTTTCTCTGGGGGTACTGTCGGTGTACAGCCTAAGTAGTCCGTTCTCCACTCATGTTGCGGCTGCATTTTAGCCTGAGATTCTGCTATATAAGACTGCTGTGAAGCGAGTTGCTGTGCGCGATGGTGGTCATAACGGTTGTAACCCCCTAGCTGACCTGAAGAAGTCTGTTGGTCATGTTTGTCAAAGAGCCCCATCACTCACACTCCTTCTTACCTGTTTGAACATCAATAAAACAAGCTGCTCCATCGGTTTCAGCTTTGTCATCATCAGTACTGTTAAGTATTCCATAACGCTTACCACCAACATTGAATGTTGTACACCCTTTACATCCAGCTTTCCAAGCCTTCATGTATATGCCCTTGAATTCTTCCCAAGGCATGTTAGGGGACACATTGATTGTCTTCGATACAGCACTGTCCACATACTTAGAACATAGAGCTAGTACATTCAAGTGCTCATCTGCTGTACAGTCATCAGCCCTCTTACCCTTAATGCCATAGTAGTGATAGTTGTAATCCTTAACACTCTCTATCTTAGGGCCATCAACAGTCTGGATAGTTCTGTCATACCCCCAACTAAACACAGGCTCAATGCCTGATGATACGTTGTCAGCCGATAGGCTAATAGTACCTGTGGGTGCAATAGACAACAAATGACTGTTACGTATACCATGCTTCCTAATTCCTCTCTTAATGTCAGCAGGTAGTGTCTTAATAAACCCTCCCTTGAGGTAGAGGTCAGCATCAAATAGAGGGAAACAACCCTTCTCTTTAGATAGCTCTATAGACGCTCGGTACACTTCGTCACGCAGAACAGTAAGAATTCGCTCATGTTCATCCAAGTACTCTTGACAACCATAGCTATAACCAATACGCTCAATAGCATTAGCAACCCCAGTGAGGCCAAGCCCCATCCTACGTTTGCTGGCAGATTCCTTAGCTTGTTCCTCAAGCGGGAATACAGTGGTGTCGTGTATATTGTCCATTGCACGTACAATTGGTGGTATGTCCTTCTTAAATAATTCATAGTCAAATACCCCTTCGTCTGTGACATACTTAACACAGTTGAAACTACCCAGTAAACAAGCACCGTAAGCAGGAAGTGGTTGCTCCCCACATGGGTTTGTAGCTTTAATAGTCTCACAATAGTAGAGATTGTTCATCTCATTAATACGATCTATGAACAGAATTCCTGGTTCTGCCCAGTCCCAAGTACCTCTCATCATCATCTCCCACAACGTAGGAGCATGAACATGCTTGTATGTACGCCCTTCAAACTTCAAGGCAAACATCAAGTCCTTCTCAACACATTTCATAAACTCATCTGTAACACCAATGGATATATTGAATGCTGTTAGGTCAGTTGAGTTCTGTTTAGCATGTATAAACTCCTCAATGTCTGGATGATCCACTCGTAGTACACCCATCTGGGCACCACGTCTATGCCCTGCACTGGAGATGGTTTGACACAAGCTATCAAATATCTGCATGAAGCTTATAGGGCCGCTGCTGTGGCTCCCTAACGTAGTTATCAAGTCCCCCTTGGGGCGTATGTCAGAGAAGTCATAACCAATACCACCACCCTTACGCATGGTCTGACCAGCCTCCTTAGCCTTATCCATGATGCTATCAAAGCTGTCATCCACATTACCAGACACAAAGCAATTGAATGCTGTTGTCTTGTTAGGACTGCCTATAGCGCTCTGTGTACGTCCTGCTCCCATGAATCGTTGAGGTACTATGATCTCACGTACTGCTCTGAAGTGTTCCTCACTGTCTGCTAAGGCAGAGGCAAATCTATTCTGTGCTTCCTTGAAGCTCTCTCTAGGAGCTCTATACTTAATAGCATGTATCTCTTGAGAAATGGCCATCTGTGGCCCTTCCACTACTTCATTATTCATCTGTGTCATTAACATTTCCTAAGTCTCCCTGTTCATTAGTAGCAACTTCGTAGTACATTTCTGGAGTTTCCCCACCCTTATACATATCATGGAGAGCTAATGATAATGCGTCAGCTACATCCTCCCTCTTCTTGTTAAAGATCCTATCATTAACATCTCCTAAGTCTTCTTGTATATTAAATTCTTTCATAATTGTCTTAATTGGGATGTGCTCCATAAAAGCATACGAATCTTCCTTCCCCCAATCAACCCCAATGTACCCTACTCCATGGGTAACTGCATCCTGTAAGGCTTCAGCTATGGAGTGACCCTCAGTATCTTTGTTCTTGCTGAAGATCCTGTCATACTCCTCATCAAACTTCTTCCTGTCCCCTTCAGGACGCTGCCAAGATCCTTTGATGCTCATTCCACTTCCTCCTCATCAGGGGCATAGATGTCTAAGAAGTCTTCAAACCTCTCACGCCTGTCTAATATATGTGAGCGTAGCCGTAGGCATAGCTCCCCAACACCAATGTCATCACCAAGCAAGTCCATAACTTCCTCAACACTACACCGATCCTTAATCAATCTGAACAGCCAATCATTGTCCATGTTATTTCTTCTCCTTCTTAATCTTCTGGTATGAGGTGAGAGTAGCTTCTGGATGTATATATTCTACACCCAAGTACTCTACTAGAGAATCATGCAGGTCTTTAAGGTGGTTAAAGCCTGAATGATTACGTAGATCATATAATGACTCTTCTAGTCTAGAAGCCCACATAGTTTGCTCGTAGATCATTACTTCCCTACTCTCACTAGCCTTATGTACTTTACGAAGGTCGTGCCGTACATCCACTAACTCTAATGCTAGTATTGCATACTTACGCTCAAGGGAACTAACCTGTTCCAGTGTTGGCTTGTTATTAAACATTAATATTTCTCCCCTAAATTCATGTACTCAACGTAAGGACTACCTTCTATGACAACCCCACACCCTACTATGGGCTTCTGCTTAAAGTGTTTCCCATAAGCCATTGCCATGCTATCATTATCTACACCACAACCAACAGCCATTCCCCACACTAGTCTGTGATCGGAAGCACTAGCACTAATACCACAGTTGCCATGAGCATGGCCAGTCACTGTCCTACACATCCTATCCTTAGCATCATTCCTAAACCCGTTAGCTCCACAGGCTGTGTAGCCATGATGATACAAGACATTGTCAATAGTTATTGTGTCTACAATCTGCCAACCATCAGGCATGTCATACACTTCCTTGAGAGGCTTCATCCACACCTCTGCATCCATGCCTATCTTCTTGAGCTGTCTAGCTGGTATCAAGTCGTGATTACCACCACACATTATGAGCTTAGGGAAAGCTTTATACCAAGGCTGTAGCCTAGTTCTTGCGTCCTCTAGCTCCCCGTTAATGCCCTTGAGGGCAGGCTCACTGTCATGGAAGGACAAGGCATGGTGATCAACTAAGTCTCCTATGTGTATCACTGTGTCAACATCCCATTGTGAGAAGGTTGTTATACAGAAGTCTAAGTAGTCAGGGTTTTCATATGGCAGATGTGTATCACC